CCCTAAGATCCTGTGTGGGGTTCTACTATTTTATCTTACTTTTTAGCAACTTTGATAGCAATTTCCTTTGGCTTTTTTTCCTCTGGAATAATGCGATCAATGTCAACATGAAGCATTCCGTCTTTCATTTCAGCGCCAGTTACTTCCATATATTCACCAAGAGCAAATGTGCGTGTAAACTTTCTACCAGCAATTCCCTTGTGAACTACTTCAGCATCTAATACTTCAGTGATTTCTCCTTTGATAATCAATGTTCCGTTATCTACGGATACACTAATATCATCTTTAGAGAATCCAGCGACTGCTAAAGACAGTTTATATGTGTCTTCATCCAACTTAAGTAGATCATAAGGTGGATAGGATTGACGTGTTGCTGTATTGTGTACATGATTTAAACGGTTCAATTCACGATTGAAACCAATAAAAAAAGGATCCTTAAAAAGATCCAGGGTATACGAACTTACCATTTTTTTCTCCTTTTCAGCGAGTAAGTAGTGCACCCCCATTTGGCAGGTGCACCACCTATTATATCACTACTTAACTGATACTACAAGTTCTTTAGATAAAGACTTTATATAATCATAGGTTGCTTGATATGAACCCTGATAGTTCTTTGCCCAAAAGGCTGCAAAAGCAACGGTAGCAGGAGATGTTCCCATAATCCTCTTACCATTTAATTCATATGTTCCGAGAGCATAAAAATCTAACTCTGAAGCACTATTGCTATAGAGTTCAATATTTCCTCGTTCTCCAACTGCACCAACTGAGACTGCCTCAGAAATACAAGATGGGTAGTCAACACGAGTCTTGTCATATCTATTGCCAGCAGCAAATGCTGTGGCTACCCCCATACCCTGCAAAGAAATAATTGTGTTACGAAGATTTTGATTTACTGGACAATAATGACCTTTTCTTGCAAATCTATTTGATCCAAAAGAAACAGATGTTGCAACAATATTAAATTTAGTTTTATTTGAAACAACCCACTTTAATGCTTCATTAATAGTATTGTCAGTATAGATTCCAAGAGTTCCACTATTTGTCATTGGAACAATGCGAATAAATACAATGTTAACGTCAGGTCCAACAAACTTAGCCACAGATGACATTTGTGTACCGTGATCAAACATGTTCTTATATAGTTGGCTTGCTGGAAGCGTTGCTGCCCCAGGACCTTCCATGAATGCTTGTTTATTTGGACAACGTTTTTCTTCCATTAAGCACACTTCATGAATTACATTGACAACAGAGGTGTCAATTGCTGTATCAATAATTGCTATTGATGGTTTTTGATTTGCTGATACCGCTGGCAAAAATGCAGCAGTAAATAGAATTACTAGTAGCCCCACTACCTTTTTCATTTTTCTCCTTTTATATTAGATAAATATTCTAATAACGTGTTCGCATGGGTCGCCTCCTGCTTCCCATTCTTCTAACTCTTCTTCACTCATATATTGCATACCACCATCATGTGTGTGGCAATATGGATCACTAACCCAACCTCTTTCAATACCGTTCTGTAACCAAATGCCAAACTCTTGCTCATCTGGAGACAAATCCTCTTCAGTCATATGATTCATATATTTAGTATATACCTAAATGCTTAGAATGTCAATAGGACCTTTACAAGTTGGAGAGTGATTAATAGCAGCCTGAACTGCTGATACTGCTCTTTTTCTTGTATCTTTTGTTTTTTGTGTAGCATAAAGCGATCCTAAAGCAATATCTCCACCAGACCCCATAGTTAAGTAATCTTGTTCGTATTGTGTTAATGACATATCACCAGCACTGTGTTCATATATTTTTCCACGAATACAAATTATCATACCAAAATCACCAGATGAAGATGTATCAACCCACCACTCTTCATAAAATTTTCTAAGAGATTTAAGAAATTTACTATACATAAATTTGTCAACACTTCCACGACCCTCAAACTGTGGTGGTACAAATAAATGTCTTATTCTATCCCCATCCATAGATCCAGCATATCCAAATAGATATCCTTCTTTTTTCCAAATTTTTGGACTTGATCCAACACCAATAGAATTATCATCTGAAATACCACGATCTCCAGCCATCCAGATTTTATTGTCTATTGCATCTTTTACAGCGACTATACAGGTCATTTTCACCCCAGACTATTGTTGTTCCTTTAGTATACCAGGAAGATTTTAATACGTCAAATAGGCTTTATTTAATGTTTTGACCACAAGTTGGGCAGGTCTTGGGCGCAGAAACAGCCTCAGAAGGCTTAGATTCAGCCTGTGAAGCCCCTTTAAACTTGGGGCGACCAAATCCTACAATAGATACCTGAACAGCCTTTTTATTCTTCTTATATGCACGAAGTTTCTTTACAACTTCTCCGCCATTTCGCTGTGATTTCTTTGGGTCCCCTGAAGTGTTGCCTTCAATGCACCATACAGTTCCATCTTCATTGTCTTTAATAACAATGCCAACATGAGAAATACGATCTACGCCATCTCCTGGAAAATCAAAATAGGCAATATCTCCTGGCTCTGGATCACAAATTTGTGCATCATACCAACGACCAGACTTCTTAAATGCTGCTGCTCCACCTGGAGTATAGACAGTGTTTGGAACTTTTACTCCTGCTTTATCAGCACACCACATAACAAATGATCCACACCATGGCTGAAAATTAGCCTTAGTGAAAGCACCATACTTTGTTTCGTTGTCTTTAGGACCTTCTATATAACCAATTTCTTCTTTGGCTATTTCAATTAATTTTGCTGCTGTTCCCATTTCTGACATAATTAATCCTTATCCCAATCCTCATCTACTGGTTGCTGTTCTGGCATTTGACCATCTGGCTTTGCTGCAAGTCTTGCCATAGTTGCATCAATTTCTGCTTCAAGTTTTTTATCTGCTTGAGTATTCTTAGCATCCATTTCTTTATTGTCAAGTTGTGCTTTCATAATATCTTTAGCACCAGACTGACCAATTAATAATCCTGCCAATGTTCCTGTAATAAATGTTGCAACAGATCCAAGCACATTGAAGAACATCTTATCATTTTCTGATTGTGATCCTACTGGCTGTGTTACAAACAATAGTCCATATAGAATTCCAACCGAAGTTAAAAATAAAATTGAACCAAGAGTAATTCCTAGAATAAATTTTAATCTTGCATCTAATTCTTGTGGACTTAATCTTTCTTTACTCATTACCTACCCCTTTTGTTTTTTGATATTTATCCCATGTTGTTTTTCCAACTAAATCTTTTGAGCATAGTCCAACAGGTTCACAAATTGGTGGATTACATTCTGCCTTTTCCCAATTTGTTGGATCTTGGCAAGGATAACGATAATGACCGTCATAGCCACATCCCGTTAATAGTAGTCCTAAAAGGGCTACTCCAATTATCCTGATCATACCCACCATTATATCAGTTATTCCTTTTCTTCACGAAGAGGGATAGTGATTAGCCATAGCACTATTGATACTAGGGTTGCTATACCTACAATTTGCTGTGCGGTACCTGTGAGGGTAAGCCAAGCAATAAAAAAGCCCAAAATGGTAAATACCTGAGCAATACTTTCAATAATTGCAGCCTTAAACCACTTAAGTAGACTTTTAACTATCTTCTTAATCATGTTCATATTATAACCTCCTTATTGACATAACAGAACTAACTATATTTCCTACTAAAATAACAGGGACCACTACCTCTTGAACTTTTTCTCTTTGGTCATCTGTCATATCTTTGCCCCATTCAGATGGGCTAAAAACCTTATCAAAATCTATGTTTGTCAATGCTCCTAACGGATCAGATAGAAACTGGTCTGCTTGAGCCTCAGTAATAGCATCTGCTACCGTATATGGCATTGGGGCATCTGCATTTTGTTCTGCCTTGTCAGCAAATGTTGCAATAGCAATAGCAACTGCTGGGTTATCTTTTGCTGATTTTGCAAGAATATCTACTTCATTAGTTTTTACGCCAAGATTTTCTGCTACATCTACTTTTGCTTCTTCTGTCAATGCTAACAATGTATTTCCAATTGCAGCCATTTGATCTGCTGTAAGTTTAATTATTTTATTATCTTTACTTGTAAGGTTAGCAATAACTCTGCTTAAATCTTCTGTAGTACCTTCACCTTGTTGTGGAACAAGATTTATGATAGTATCTTCTTGTGATGGTTCTTCAGAAGGTTCGTCAGGAGTTGGCTCTGGTTCAGGAGTTACATCTAAATCTATATCCGTTGGCTGAGGTGAAGGCTCTTGTGAAGGCTCTGGAGTTGGATCAATCTCTTCATTCTCCACATCTGTGGTATCAGGGCTTGGAGAAGGATTGGAATCTTCTGGTTCAGTTTGCTCTGCATTATCAGGGAATCTTGGATCCTCTGGAGTAATAATTTCTGGCTCTATTTCAACATCAGGTTCTGGGGTAGGATCTGAGTCTGTTGTTGTCTCTGGCTCTGGTGTTGGCTCTACAATAATTTCAGGAGTTGGATCTGGTTCAGCAATTACAGTTGATTGAGCAGCGGCAATAGCATTTGCAATTAATGATGCAGTTACTCTAGCCTCTTCTTGAAATGTTATTTCTTCTTGTGTTGGACCAGCAGGTTCTTGTGGTTGTCCTGGAACATATGTTTCTTCATCTACTGGTGCTGCTGTTAACTCTAAACTTTCTGGATCTTGTACTTCATAAAATCCAGCAGATTCTAATGAAACAACCTGTCCATTATGTAGCCTTACGCCTGTTCTTAAACCAGCATAGTTCTCAGCAACACCTGTGGCTGGAAAAGCAGTACTATAAGAAATTGCTAAACCACCAGTATTAGTAATAGCAGCATTAATAACAATATTAACTGGTTCTGGCTGACTTTGTAACCATATTGGTCTAAGGTTCATATCTATTTGAAATCCACCCTCACTATAACTAATGATCATGGATTCATCAGGTCTACCCCATCCAGCAGTAGATGGATATATAACCCAGTCCATTGAGTATAAAGATATAGAGGGTGTTTGTGGGTAATCCCAGTAAGTGTTGTCTGGGTTTCCAAATGTAATTACTGAGTTCGTTGTTGCATATACAGCACTATACTGTACACCGTCAAAATTAATTGTAGTAGCAATTGGGATCTGATAAGAAACATCATCTCCTCCACAAGCCTCTATGGTATGAACCGTAGGAACATCATCACCTTCATATGCTGCTGCAAGAGTCTGAGTCTGATATGAGTTTAGGCAGGCTGCCCATGAACTTTGAGGGAAAGCAAATAAACTTCCAAAAATTATTCCCACCGCTGCAATTATGCGTAGCGATTTGTTTATTTTATGCTCCTATTTAACTATATAGATAAGCATATTATATCACGACAAAAGAAAAAGGCGCAGATTGCTCTGCGCCCTAATCTTTAATAGTTAATTACTTAACTAGTTTGACCTTTGCCTTTGGATTTTTTGCATTCCACTTTTTAGCAAGATCATTGAATGACTTCTTCATTGCAACAAGTGCTGCAGCGTTGTCAGCCTTTACCTTAGCAAGTTCTGCAGTTGCATCAGCAATAGCCTTATCAGCAGCAACCTTAGCGGTTACAGAGTCAGCATTTGCTTTAGCAAGTTCAGCCTTTACCTTGATTAGTTCTGCATCAGCAAGCAACTTTGCATCAGCGAGAGCCTTTGCAGAAGCAGCCTTTTCTGCAGCAAGTGCAGCATTAGCAGCATCACGAGCAGCAGTCATTGATGCAAGTTCAGTTGCAAGATCACGATTTGCAACTACCTTTGATGCTGTTAGAACTGGAGTAGCAAAACCTGCAATTGCAGACTGTGCTGTAACAGAGGCACCAAGACCAAAAATAGCAACAGCATTGCCAGAAGCAGCCATTGTTACCTTAAAGTCAGCGGTTCCAAAGTTTGTTAGTCCAGATCCAGTTGTTGCAGTTACTGTGTCAAGTGTTCCGTTAGAAACAGTTGCATTAAGAGCAACGCCAGTTACCTTGTTACCAAATACGTCAGTAGTTGTAACTGTATAAGTCTTTTGTGTTCCTGATGCAGCAGTGTCATCTCCAGCAACAGAAACTGTATTTACGTTACCTGCAGTACCCTGAACATAATATGTTGTGGTTGTACCCTGGTTTGTAATTACAACAGTACCAACAGCAATAGTCTTTGTAAAGACAAAGAATGTTGCAGTTGTGCCTGTACCAGTTGCAATGGTTGCAGAAGCAGATCCAGCAGATGCTGTTACTGGTGCAGCAGATGTAGCAGTTGCAAGAATGATTGAAGCATTTGTTGCTGAAACTGTAACTGCTGTTCCAGTATCTACTGTGGCAACAAACTTAAGAGCGTCTGTTGCATCTACAGAGTTATCTGAAGGAACTGGAAGTGCTACGGCTGCTGTTGTTGACAAACCATTGTTTGTCGGAGCAGAACCATTAACCGTGATTGCCACTGTCATTGGGGCAGCACTTGCAGGTGTTGCGACAATTGTGCTCAATGACAGGGCTGCAACCACGCCAAGAGCGATCTTCTTAAATGAATTCATTTTTCTCCTCTATAATTCATCGTTTTATATTAGTTTGTATTCATTAAGGAAATCTTGAACATCGTCAGGAATTTCCCTAGTATCTAATTCTACCATAGCCCTCTGCTTTTCTGCAAGTCGGGTGGCAGAACTCCAAGTATGAACATCAATCTCTAGATTAGAGTCCCTACTTGTGTGGGAAATTGCTCCGAATACCGCCCCACAAACAGCATCCGCTAAGTCCTTAGATTTCTTGCGTGGATGATCTACACGATTATTTTTCATAATCTTTAGTTCACCCATCTCTTCAAGAAGCAAAGGAATCATAGGCATTGCGATTCTCTCTTCATATATCATCATAGCCAAATCCTCATAATGTTTCTTGGCTACTGAAACGGTATCAGTCCTCATTCCTACCGCCTTTAATTCCTGTTGAATATCAAAGGATTGCCAACGGTCAAACGAAACCATACCAATATTAAACCCTTCTCTGCGAAGATTAATAATCCACTTTTTTACCTCAGATAGGTCAACTGGACCTTCTACCTTTGGCTCCCACCATGCAACGGCATCAACAACAACTATTGGGGCAACCTGTTGATAATCTTTAATTACCTGAATGTTTACCCATCGTTCAACATGTGCAATAGCAACTGCACATTTGTCGTGCCTTTGTGCAAGGTCAGCATGAACATAATATACTTTATCAGGGTCTGGCTTAAAAGTCAAATCAAACCTTCTGTGAGAATCTATAGGATTTCTTAATGTCATACACTTTTCTAATTTTTCTTTTTGTTTAAAAAATGCATCTGATGAATAGGTTGGGGTACAAAGAAAACGCATCATGGCATCTCCTAAGTCTGTTAAAAATGCAATCTTAAAATCATCAATCTTTCTTGTAGGGTTTACTTCCCATGTAGGTCTTTTAAGTGCAAACATTCTGGGGTATTTATATGATTTAATATGGTCTTCTTCCCAGACTATTTCAAATTCATTATCTGGTCCTTCTGGTAATTCTTCGTTAATAATAAACTTGTGTCGTCTTTCTATTACTTCTTTTTCCATAATTACATCTTCATACCGTTTTGAAATGAAGTCACCGTTATAGCGGGGGAATGATAGAAGAACTACTTTTCCAAGATCTGGGAAACGAGAGTCTACCGTACCTCTAAATGCCTTATATATATTGTCAGCAGTTTTACCTTGATCATTTCCTGTTCCTACCTCTGTAGCAAAACCAGAAATCTCATCAAGTACCGCCATAAATAAGTTAAGACCCTCATGTGATTCACGCTCAGAGTGTCCTGAATAAACTGTAATTGATTTATTAAAACCAATAGAGTTTACCTTTGGATCATATTTTCCTGCAAACCACGGAGACTTTTCAATCTTTGTCTTAAAACCTTTAAAAAAAACATTTTTAGCCTGCTCTGCGTTAATAGCAACGTTGATAATATCAATAGCATCACCAGAAGGTTTGCCATAATATCTTGCAGGATCTTTTAACCTTGCTCAGTTCCCATTAATATATGTAAATCTTCTTTACGATAAATTTGACTCATTGCTTCAACAATGTCATACTGAATTGCAGACAGGGGTGGCTGACCTAAAAAATCTGGAGATTCAACAAATGTTTTTACGTCTACAGGATTTTCATCAAACTGGTTATCTTGAAGCGCTTCAAAAAAATCATTGAACTTGGTGGACAACCGTAATCACTTCCCCTTCTTTTGCAATAACAGAAAGTCTTTGCATGATTAAATCACGTACTTCTGGATGCTCAGAGGCAATATCACGAAGAATGTTAACAAGAACTTCTTGTTTGCGTTCAATTTCAATCATCTCTTCTGCCAACTCTTTATTTTCTAATAGTCCAGCCTTTTGTAGCATGTCAATTCTTCTTGCTTCAATATCCATAACAAGTTTAATTGCTTGAGTTTTGGCAGTAAGATTTGCTGTGGTAGTAGCATCATCAATAACTTCATATGCTTGTTGAATTAATTTTGTATAGTGTGCATCCGCTCCAACCAAAGCATCCTTAGCACGAGCACGAATAGCGTCATTAGCAGATGCCATAGCCTTCCACTCATTTAGATGTGCAACTACACGAGTACGTGGAATAGTAAGAGTCTTTGCAATTTTAGTTGGATCATTACCCTTTAGGTACTCTTCTACAACTTTATTTACTTCATCAAGATGTTTTACTAGTTCAATCTCAGTGTCGCTCATATTTTCCTTCTAGTCTATTAATTTCATCTTGAATATAGAATATTGCTTTTTTTAAATCTTCGGTGTGAGTTTCTTCATTTTTAAGTCCTGCCCTCCAAAGATATTTAAATGCATTGCCAATATTAAAATTACGATGGCGTGTAATTTCTATAGCCTCAACACCAGACGGATCTGATGTGTAGTGTGTTGGATGATTGACTTGATCTACTACAATGTTAAACTTTTCAGTCATTATCTTCCTCTTCATTTAAATTAAAATCAAATGCATCTGGTAAATCTTTTAGTGTATAAAGAGCATACGCAATGCCAACGGCACTAGCAATAGTTGCTATTACAAATAACTTTTTCATAATGCCTACCTCTTTGATTTTCTTAGCCCAAACTTAGCAAGATAAACATAGATTGTTTCTACGCTTACCCCACACTCTTTAGCAATATCTTCTGGACTTTTTTTATCCATATGATAACGCTTCTTAAGCCATAATTCATTCTGATACATTTTAGCACCCATGGCTACTCCTTGTCAAATCCTACTGCTTTGTCCCAGTTATTAATAGCCCAATGCCCAATACCTGCTGCATCTGCCACATCATAATCATCTATCTTTTTATCATATGCTATTTCTAACAACTTTATTGTTCTTTTCTTTCTAAAGTCACGCTCATATGATTTATACCAAGATAATGATTTACCAGGGTTTACTGCTCTTATCTGTAATTGTTCTTCTTTAGATAGTTTCTTGTTACCTAGGTAGTTTTGCCATGTTATTGGAGATACCCTGCCAATTGTAGAAATACCTGCCAGCCCAGCACCGCCAAGAATTGCTCCCTGGACCAATGCAAGATCTGCTGCAGTTTTTGGGGAGTTCATAAAAACGGTATGTTCAATAACAATAGTCTTTACCATATTATAATGATCAAACAAAGCCCTAGTCTTAGCAGTAGCATCTATTACCTTTTGATATATATTCGCACCTTCAAAGTTTATTTTTCCATATCCAGTTAAGGTTTTATATGTATAAAATGCAAAGGCAAGACTATTAGTACTAGCGTCAATAGCACAAATATTTGCTGGCTGACTAATCTTGCTCATAATCAAAGTATCCTTTTATTTCTTTTAACATTTTATCTACCGCCTTTTTACTAACATTACAGTTAGCACAAAATCCAGAGTCATTATAAATAGATAGTTTTAAACCACATCCACCTAAACATTTTCTATCCTTCTTTTTTCTTTTTAATCTTTTTGTAATTAAATATCTTTCTGCAATCTTTTCTCTTGTAGCCAAATCTCTGCAGGTTTCACTGCAATAAACCTGATAACTAACCCTAGGTTCAAAATATTTGTTACAACCGAAATGACTACAAAGTTTCACTCAATCCCCCAAGAGATTTTATTTTTACTACCCCTGGCTCTGCAGCAGCACAGGCAGCCTTTACAGGACAACCTTTGCATATCTTAGAGTTTGCTCTATAGTTTTTCTGTGGAATAGTTTTATCTTTCCATGATTTATAAACTATACGCATCCAGTCAAAACTATTATCAATCCAATTTTTGTATTCTTCTGTTACCTCTATTGGAAATACAAGAAGATCGTGATTGTTTTTATTTTCATATATCAATACGCCTTTTGCTTTTTTTAATACCTTCATGTAAATTATTAATTGCTTTACATGATAATCTGCTGGCTCACTTTTATTTTTATAATATTCAAAAGACTCAGACTTCATAGTTTTAATTTCGCCAACTATTTCTTCATCTTTTATTTCAAGCATTGCATCTCCCCAGCCAAAAATTGGAGGATCTGAATGGGCAACCTTAAATTCTGTTGTATATTTTTCTTTACCAGTTTCATCAAAATATTTTTCATCAAGAAATTTCTTTGCTATTCCAGAGTCCAACATAGCCTGTTGAATTCTATCATGGGACATAGTTCCAGCATTCATATTGGCAATATCATATGCGTCATTATTGCTTTCGAATATATTGCCTTCAAAAGCAAGGTACCAGTATCGTGGACATTCGCCATGTCCAAACACAAGGCTAGATGGAGCAAACGTCTTTTTCTTGGTATATTTAGGTTCTTGTTTGGCTATGTAGCCACTGTTAATTTTTTCTATAAGAGCAGCGCTATCAAGGATATGAGATGTATCATCAGCCCTTTTCATCATCTGCTTTATCAAGTTTTTAGTCATTAGAATCCTTTTTATCTATTATATCAGTTACCGCATTATGTATTTCAATGCAGATACCAAGTCATTAATTGCTTCTGCTGCTGTGTAATAAATGTTTTTCTTTCCTCTATCAGTTTTATCTACATTTGTCATCCACGTAGCCCTGAATGACATTTTTGCTGCAATCGCCTGAAGTCTTACTATTTCAAGACTTGCCACTTGTGGTGGAATATCTGGCTTTACAATAAGTTTGGCAATCATTGTAAGAGCAGTAGTAAGTTCTTCATCTTTCATATAGTCAGCAATCTCACTAAGACCATTTACCATATCTATAGTAGTCTTAGCAGGTTCAATTTGTTCTGCCATTTTCAACCTCCCACGTTAGTTGATCTAATAAATCAAATTCTATTATAGCAAGACGAGTTTTTTTATTGCCTTCTCCAAGTATTACTACTATGGCTGGAGATTTATCAGTGCCCGCTTTTATTGAATCTGTTACAACTTTAGCCCACACATCTTGGTTTATCGTAAAAGATTTTGCTGTTTCTTTAAAATCAACAACAAAATTTCTCCAAGTAGCATCCCCCTTCTTGGTATTTCTACCAGAATTTTTATGTTGCTTGGCACCTATTCTTTTACTTTCACTTTTCTCGCTCATAGTCCTTTTTCTTTTTGTAACCGACTTGAAACAGTTGAGACTTAGATAGATGCTTGTTAGAACACATCCAAGTTGCAATTCCAGTTTCTATATATACCCT